AGAATGCAGAAAACGAAGCAAAAAGAGCAGTGATTAGTCAAAGACTAAAAATCAAAACGAAAATATAGGAGGATTCATTAACCATGAATTTAGAAATTCGCAAAAAAGAAATCAATGACCGTTTGGAAGAAATCCGCGGCCTTGCTGATTCCGAATCTGACGTCTCCAAACTCGAAGAACTCGACAAGGAAGCAGATTCCCTTATCAGCGAAAGAGCAGCCCTTGATAAGAAGATCGCCCTCAAAGGCAAATTCGACAGGGCCGCAAAAGTCGACACCCGTACCGCCGTCTCTGATGACGAAGAAATGGAAAAACGCGGTGTCGCACTCAAGGAAGGCAGAAGCGTAACCATTGCCTCTGACGGGGTCATCCTTCCTAATCACCAATCTAACGAATTAGGTGCCTACCCCTTCAAGGAAGTCTCCACCCTTGTCGATCAGGTCAAAGTTGTGAACCTCATCGGCGGCGAGACCTACAAGAAATCATTCGTCAAATCCCACGGCACTGGTGGATTGACTGCCGAAGGCGATCCTTACACAACTGCCGAACCTACCTTCGGTTACGCAACCATCAGCAAAGTCAAGGTCACCGCTTATGCGGAAGTCACCGAGGAATTGGAAAAGCTTCCTGCTCTTCCTTATGCTCAAGAGGTCTTAAACGGCATTACCATCGCCCTCAAAAAGAAGCTCTCCGAACAAATCCTCAAAGGTGCCGGTACTACCAACACCTTTAAAGGCATCTTCGCCAACAACGTTGAAGCCTTGGCCGATAACACCGACCTTGAAATCAGCGAAATCGATGCAAACACCCTCGATACCATCATCTATGCCTATGGCGGCGATGAAGAAGTCGAAGGCGGTGCGGCTTTGATCCTCTCCAAAAACGACTTAAGGGCATTCGCCAACTTGAGAACCAATGAAGGAAGAAAAGTCCACATCATCGATTACCTCGCCCATACCATCGATGGCATTCCTTACGTTATCAACTCTAACTGCGGATCCATCGCAGCTTCCGGCACTGAAGCTGGTACCTATTGCATCGCCTACGGTGCTTTACACAACTACGAAGTGCCTGTCTTCTCCGGTGTCGATATCCAAAAGTCGACCGACTACAAGTTCAAAGACGGAATCATCTGCTACAAAGCGAGCGTCTTCACTGGCGGTAACGTCACCGGCTATAAGGGCTTCATCAGGGTCAAGAAGGCCGCCGCAAACGCCTCTGCCTCCGAAGAAGTCACTGAAGGCTAATATTCGCCGAAACACAGGAATGCCTCCCTTCTCCTTGCGGGCGGGGAGCTTCCTGCAAAATAGGTAGGACCAAAGGAGGTAGTTATGCCAAGTGAAACAATGTTAGAAAAGGTCAAAAAGGCTTTGCTTATCCCTACGTCAGAAACCTACGCAGATGACGAGCTAACGCTCCATATCGCCTCGTGCCGCCAGTTGCTGATAACTTCTGGAGTTCCTAGTGAAATCGCTGGGGCGGACACTGATCCTCTAGTGCAAGGACTGATATTAATATACGTGAAGACCTACTTTGGCTTTAAAAACGATGGGTCCGTTAAGGAGTTGCCTTCGGGCTTCGAGACTCTACTTAGGCAGCTTTGCCTCGTGCAGGCTTCCGAGGAGGTCTAACTATGCTAGCGTTCCCTAATTCCTATAACGCCGTCTTGATCCTATTCCGTGTTAAAACAGCTGCCGACTCCCTTGGTAACAAGGCATGGCGGTTGGTCGGGTCCAAGGAGGTGGGTGGAAGCATCTCTTCCATCTCCTCCAAGGAATTTAACATCGCATCAACAACGCAGGTGAAATACGAATTCAAAGTATCAATCCAGTGTTTTCTTTACGATGGCAGCAAATATGCCTACTTGCCGCGTGAAGACAAGGTCTACCAGATCGAAAGGACCTACCTGAATGGGCAGTTCCTCGAACTCTATCTGAGCGAAACCTCGATTCGATGGGAGGATATCATCCAAGATGGAAGTTGATCAGGTAACAAAAGAAATAGAAAAAGCCGTGGTGGCATATTCAAATGAGGTTGAGGCATCGATCGACCAACGCCTCGAAGATACGGCGGATAAAATCATCGAATACATAAAATCGCACGCTCCCAGAAGCGGTGATTCGGAGGCTCTCGCTGATTCGTTCATCAAGCAGGAGTATGGCAGTGGATCCAACAAGACCATTGTCATTTTTTCTAAAACGAAGAGCGGGATCGTCCATTTGATCGAATTCGGATTCAGGCACAGAAGCGGAAAGATGGTGGCGGCCAGGCCCTTTATGAGACCCGCCTACGAAGATCTAACGCCGACCATGCTTGATGACATTAAAAAGATAATCGAGAGGGGTGGTTAGGATGCTGGAAGAATTAAGGCAAGTCTTGCTGCAGGTGAATTCGAAAGTTTTCTATGCGGCCAACGAGTACGACAACGATTCCGTGACCGAACCGCCATTCATCATTTATCAGGAAACAACGAAGAGGGCAGGACTCTTCAATGACAACAAGCCTGCGTTTTACGTGAGCGACATTCAAATCACGCTCGTCACAAAGAAAAAGGATCCGGATCTTGAACACGTTCTAGAATCGACCCTTCTTCAGAATGATTACACGTTTGAAGTACTGTCCGAGTACAGAAATCCGGACGGCTCTATAAATAGAGTCTACGAAATTAGGCTGGAGGAATACATCAATGCCAAACAATAAAATTACATTTGGATTACGCAACGTCCATTACTCAATTGCGACTCAAGACACACAGGGTGCCTGGTCTTTTGCTACTCCTGTAGCCTTGCCCGGTGCTCAAGAGTTCTCTAGCGACATCGTTGGAGGATCAACTTCCGTATATGCTGACGACATCATCTACTACAATCTCGTCCAAAACGCCGGTCGTACCCTTACCTTGAAACTTACCGAACTCACAGAAGAATTCAAAACTGACGTCCTTGGCTATCAAAAGCTCGCCAACGGAAACCTCGTAGAAGTGGTCAATGCCACCCCGGTTACCTTTGCTTTGGGCCTCGAATTCCAAGGCGACATCAAGGCACGCAGGGCATGGTTCTATCTCTGCAACGTTACCCCTGTGAGCGAGTCATCTAAAACCAAAGCGGACAGCATCGAAGCGAATTCTGTCACTTTGAATATCACCGCACGCCCGATCCAAGTAGGAGATGCCTTGGTGACAAACTGCGTAGCGGCCGTTGGCGATAGCAACTATACCAACTTCCTAACAACCGCTCCGGTTCTCCCGGACATCGACTAACGGGGTCTGGCGAACATGGAACGTACAGTAACGCTTAACGGGAAGGAGCTCCGCTTGGCTTCTTCCCTTTTCACAATCATCTCTTATAGAGGCATCTTCGGAACCGAGCTATTCGAGGACGTTGATCGCTTGGAAAAAGCGGTGGAGAAGAACCAAAACGAGGTGGGGAGATTCGTTGATATCCTCTTCAGACTCGTCTATGTCCTCCACAAGCCTTTCACTAACGATTCCTATGATCAGTTCCTTCAGGGCTTCGATTTCTCGGTCCTATCCAACACCGAGGAACTCACAAACCTCGCTAAGGTGATCGGCGAACTTTTAGGCAGCATCAACTCCGACCATAAGGGGGACACTGCCTCCCCTCAAAAATAGGCCAAGAGAGAACGTCACGGCGAATATAATCTTCAACTTGGCCCAGTTAGGGATACCAATCCGTGATAGTGCATTCTTCGACATACAGACCTACCTTGACATAGTCAAATTGCAGAAATCGATCTATGGCGGCGAGGGGTCAAACAAGCAGGCGAGTCAATCGGATATTGACGCCTTTTTAGGCTAAGGAGGGAAAGGGATGGCTGAAACCGTTAAAGGATTAAACATTAAGCTTGGTCTTGATACCACGGAACTTGAAGCTAACATCAAATCCCTCAATTCTGAGCTTAAAGAACAACAAAAAGACCTTGCTGCAATCAACAAGAACCTACGATACGATTCGGGGAACGTTGACCTCTGGAAACAGAAGCAAGAGAAACTAAACCAAATACTGACGACCACAAAGACGAAACTGGCTGAGCAAAACAGGCAGCTGGAGGAAGCCAAGAAGGCCGTTGAAATAGGTGCAATGAGTCAGGAGGAGTTCAACAAACTCAAACGATCGGTTCAATACACCGAAGCCGAGATCAAAAATCTCAACAACCAGCTAAACCAGACCGGCGAGAAGATCGGGAATCTCTCCAAGATCGACACGGCCGCCTTAGGCAAGGTTGGTGAATCATTAACAAAATACGTTACGGCCCCCGCGATTGCTGCGGCAACAGCCCTGACTGCGTTGGCGTTAAAAACGTCTGATACGGTCAACGACATGAACGATGCTGCCACTTCGCTAGGTGTTTCTTTAGAAACTTTGCAGGAGTGGGAATACGCCGCAAAGCAGCTCGGATCGGAAACCGAGTACATGGATAAGGCCTTCCAAAAGGTCAACACCGTGCTCGGACAGATCGCGTCTGGCAAAAGCGATGCCGCCGCCGAATCCTTGGCTTTGATCGGACTGACGATCGATGACATTAAAGGACTGAACGCGGAGCAAGCATTCCAAAAGATCAGAGCCGCACTTGCGAACGTTGAGGACGCCGCAACCAGAGTTGCCGTAGCCAACGCGTTCTTTGGCGAAAAGCTCGGCACATCACTGGCACCCGTTCTATCCGCAACCGAAGAGGAACTTCAATCGTGGAGGGAAGAAGCACAGAAGGTCGGAATCGTTTCAAGCGAGGATGCTGACGCGATCGGCGAGTGGGACAACGCTCTTTATTCGCTTAAGCAGGCTACGCTCTCGCTTTCTGCCACCTTCGCAGCAACTTTATTGCCCGCCCTTCAAAAGATCGTGGAAGCGATCAGGGACCAAATCATCCCTAAGGTCAGACAGCTAATCGAATGGTGGAAAAACCTAAGCGATTCCACGAAAAAGATAATTGCAGTGGTAGCCGGCGTGGTGGTATCGCTTGGTCCTTTATTGGTCACGATAGCAAAGCTAGTGCCGTTGGTCAAAAGCCTAAAGATCGCCTTTACAGCGGTCCAAACGGCCCTCACAGCGGTCAAAACCGGAGTGTCCGCAGCAGCAGCCGGGTGGGTCGCTCTCATCGCTATAATCGCGGTTCTATTGCTTCAGAACGAGAAGTTCAGGGAAGTGCTGAAAAGGATCTTCGACATCCTCGGAGAACTGATCAGCAAAATCGCCTCGTTCATCGAGCAGATCGTCAACGCCTTAATGCCGGTCATAGAAGCCATCATGGAAGTTCTTAATGGCCTCATTGACGCATTGGCGGACTCGCTAAATGAGATCCTTGACGCGGTTTGCGAAGTCCTGGGGGTCATTATAGACCTCATAGAGAAGCTGATCCCGATCCTCAACGAGATTACGGAGATGATCGCTGGGATATTGGTCCCCATCATCCAGATCATCCAGAAGCTATTATCGGCGATCTCCAAGATTGTTAAGGCGATAACAAAGTTATTAGTCCAGATAATTGAGGTGATCGTTGAGCTTATTGAATCGGTTCTAGATGCCTTGGTGGAAATCATCCAGGTCATAGTGGATATCCTCGGAGTGGTGATTAACGTGATCGTTCAGATCCTCGACATCATCATCGAGATCCTTAATCCGATCCTTGAGATCATCGTGGCTTTGATCCAGCCGATCATCGAAATCATCGGAATCGTCATCGAGATCATCTCAATGCTCATGGATCTTCTAAAACCTCTGCTGGACACCCTTCTTTCTCCGATCACGGACATCCTGGGTGTTGTTTTCACGATCATTGAGGCACTTTCGCCTGTCCTGGTCGTGATAGCACAGGTCATCAAAGAAGTGATATGCCCGGTTCTCGAGATCCTGTTCCAACTCCTGAAGCCTATCCTGGACATCCTTAATGCCATAATCGAGGCGGTTAAGTGGATCCTAGACAAGGCATCCGGCGTTTTTCAATGGATCGGCGATCTTTTCACCGGGAAGCTTTTCTCGAGCGGAAACTCCGTGGAGAAGAACACGAGCAACAACACTACAAACAACAACTCAACGACCACAAATAACGTGACCATTAACACGTCTGGTGACGTTGATATTGATTCAATCAATAAAGCTTTAGGAGGTGCTTACTGATGAGGCAGTTATATTTAGTCAACGAAGTAGGCACTTCCTATTATTTCGATCATAGGAGCAAAACCTATATTGAAGCCCTCGATGGGCTGGGTTTCGAGTTCGACATCAAATATCAGGAATTCGATGCCAGGTTCGTTGAGAGCAAACGATCGATCCCACAGCGTCAGATCTCCGTTGATCTCGTCTTCGAGGACGGATATGTTGGCTTCACACGCTGGAGGGAGTTCATAACAAAAAGCAAGCAGCTGAGGCTTTTCTATTCATGCGATGGCGTGAAGTACTGCTACGTGAATATCAGAACGAGCACAAAAACCCAGCTCGAATCCGGGATCCTAAGGACTTCCGTGCAGATCGATTGTCTATCTTTATGGCTGGTCAACAAATCGGCGACCATCGATGTGGTGGAGACCGGCGGCGGGAAGATCTACGAGTACACGTACCCTTACGTTTATTCGGTGTCTTTCAACGGAACCGTCACGGTCACTAACGCGAGTTCACGATCCGTTCCACTGAAGTTGACTATAGTCGGCAACGTGATGAACCCTAGGATCATAGTGAGACAAAACGGCGAGGATATCGCTTCGTGCAGGCTTTTCATCGATGAGAGGGAGAGTCCAATGATCGTGATAAATGCCGAGCCAACGGACCAGCACGTGGTGAAGATAGTGGGAAGTGACGAGATCGATATCTATTCGACCCAGGACTTCTCGCTCGATACCTTCCTGTTTCTCCCTCCCGGCACCAGCGAGATCTTCTTCGATCCAGGCGTAAGGGAACCTTGCACTTGCTATATCGAGTTCAAGGAAGAATACATCGCACATTAGGAGGGAAACATGGAAATCATCTTTTTAAACGAACAGGACCTTTCGATAATCGATCATGGCTATGCCACAGATGACTATGAAATAGTTCTGGATGCCCTGATCCCCCAGAAATCATCGTTCGTGATCAACAAGCCTGGCTTGAACGTTGAGCTTGGCGATTACCTGGTGGTGCGAGATAGGGGATATTTCTACATCGGAATAATCACCGGAATCGAAAAGCAGGAAGATGAGACCACGAAGGTAAGCACTAAGGACTTCCTTGGAATCCTTGACGTGACGGTCCCTGTCTCTTCCTTCACCGGCAGCATCTCGCAGTTTCTCATTGACCTTATCAGTAGCCACTTCAAGTGGAGCGGCGATGCATACCAAAACCTGTCCTATCTAACCACCCAGATCGATTTCACCAAAACCGGTACGCTCACCTATGATGCTGATGCCACGGCCAATATTCTCGATCTGGTCGAGGAGTTCTCAAAAACCTACGGAATAAGACTCGCCTATGAGCTGGTCATCAGCAACGGCAGCATTACCGGCATCTGCGTTAAAGCGGTGGCGGTCACGAAAGGGATCACGATAAGAAGCGATCTTGGAACAATCACAAATCTGCTGATATCGGACGCAAACGAGAACTCCGTGAATAAAATCATCTTCTTCCCTAAATCGGACAACACCAGCCATACTGGGACGGTTTCTTACTATCTCTTGACGAATGGAACGGTGTCCACCTTGGCTACATCCCCTTATAGGATCGAGAAGGTTAGATTCAAATATCAGGCATATTCAGACAAGGACTATATGTCCTTACAGACAAAAGCAACGAGTGCGTTGATAGACTCCTCATTGGAGCACAGCATAACGTTTGACTTCTCATTCGTCACGAATGGGATCGAGGCACTTGCCGACCTTTCGATCGGTGCATTCGTTGAATTTATAACGCCGCTCAAAACCTACGAAACCCTGGTCACTAAGATCAAATACAAGGGGACGTTCGATTCCGCGGAAATAACGCTGGGCGAGTATCGAGTCTCGCTAACCGACAAATTGAAGCTACTCGACAGGAGGAAATAACATGGCCCTTATTAAAATCACATTTGATTCCGCATCGGTCACTTCTAAAGAAGATGCTGATGTAAACCATTATCTTGCCGCTGGTCAGAACGGGATCATCGCGGGCTTGCTGAATGCTTGCTCGGCTTCAACCAGCAATAACTACATCACATTCCAAAGTGGCTATGTCCAGGCCTACGGCAGAAGGGTCTATGTCGAAAGCGGAACGAAAATCTCCGTATCCCTTGATGGATCGGCCTATGGCTATGTTGTCGTCAAGATCGACATCGGAAACAACGTGGTCACCTTGGAGAAAAAGGAAAAGACCAGCGGATGGCCAACATTGACGCAGCAGGACCTTATCAACGGAGGCTTGATTTACGAACTTCCGTTAGCGAGGTACACGAAAACAACGTCTAGCCTAACGCTTGATACCTCATATTCGGTGCCTAAGATCCAGAACTTCGACACCATTGCGACATCCAGGGCATATACACAAAGAACCTACGTTGAAAGTGAATTCGGCCCTAAATGGCAGAGCATTGGATCCGTTTCTTATGGAACCACATATATTTTCACCAATATTACAAGTTCTGATGCACCAGGCATCGGCTCTGTGTATGTAGGTGGCTGCACGGTCCTTTTTGATCTCAGTGCAGTTGGTGGATCTGGCGGCATTGTTTATTATCGCTACAACGGTTCGGACCGCTCATTATCGATGCAATTAACCTCGAGCGGACTCTATATCCAGGCATCGGACGGGAGCACACCTAAGTATGTCAGAGTCGTTCGATAGCCTATTCGGCCAAAAAGTCCTAGCGATTTATCGCTGTGGATCAAGAATCTATGGATTGGAAGGCTCCGATAGTGATGAGGACTACATCGCGGTTCTTGAAGGCGACTTTCTTCCTAACGTCATCAAAGCCGACACGGCCGATTACTTCACATACGGGAAGAATCAATTCCAAGAAGCGGTGCAGTTCA